AATCTTCAAACCTTCCAGGACAATTTGTGCAATTACTGTACCCATAGTTACCTCACTTCTTTTCTAGCGTTCTCTCTAAAACTTCCACTCTTCTTTTAAGACTATCATGTCTTTCATCTTGAACTTCTATTTTAGTTAACATCTTGTTAGTGTTCTTTTCTATATTACTAACTTTTGTCATCATTGACCTAGCGTAGGCAATAACTAACCCACCTAGCGCACTTCCTCCACCAATGGTAAAGGTACTATTTTGTAACAAATCATCCATGATTTATTTCTCCTTAATTAAAGCTTTTAATATCCTTTTTAATGTTGCCTGATTTACATCACCGTTGTGCTTTAAGTCTTTAACAAGAGTTTTAACAGATTGAAGTTCTGTAGCTTCGTCCGATTTCTTTTGGAGGAAGACCGTCTTGGCATCCTCTCTTGATTGAGTGTGAGCTTTTAGTCTTGCCATGAGAGCAACATTATTATTCTTGATAATAGACTTCAAATACCTTTTAGGTTTGACTCCCCAATAAGCAAAAGCTTCCTTACCAAATTCATCTACTAAAGCTTGATTTATCCAATATAAAAAAATAGGGTCTCGCCAATCCGCTTTAAAGGATTTCGCTTGGGTCGTATCTGCTTCAATATCATCATGATACATTTCAAATTTTTTATATTCCCGTCCGTAACTATTAACAGAAATAACAAACATAAATATTAATATAATAAAATTTTTCATAAATTCCCCCTATTGAAGTATACAATTATCAATGCATATATAACTCACTTCGCAAAATAACTCGGTTCCTCCGTGACCTGAACCACGCCCAAAACCATGCGTTCCGTTTGCATTTCCCACAATACTTTGAACGTCGTAGCACTCTTGTTTTGTTTGAGTTAAATTGAAAGATTTTAAAAAAGACCTAGTCCCCATACCGCCCGCACTATACTCACTTGTCCCAACAAAAATTTCAGCACCAGTATGATTGTTCTGTAATCTAGTCATTGAATTTCTACCATCATAAATCGGACAACTTCCTTCAACTAGGTATTTAGTTGGGCCGGCTTGGCCAGGTAAACAAACAGTACTTCCGGTTCGATAACCCGAAGCGTCTCCGACTACAGTCACGACGTTAAAAGTTTGATCAATCCATGTTGATGCTGGACTAGATGAACCACCGTGAGTTCCTGTAGTTGGTTGATATCTCATATGTATGGCATTCGCTAGAGATCCTTCTGTATTACTAGTACCTGAGACATCAGCTAGAACTGCAAGCCTATTCCAACTTGTAGAAGCTCCATCATCAGCAATCTTTATAAAGGCTGATCCATCAGTGTTTAATATTAGCGAACCGATATTTCCTGTGGCATCGGTTACTGTCGGGTCCGTTGAAGTAGCATCAATTGTTACTCCATTGGCGAACTTGATACTATTATATAGATTGGCCGCTTCACCGTTTCCGGTGTACCACTGTGCTTGTGTTGCCAAAGAAAAAAGGTAAGTGAGTAATATCCAATTTTTCATATTAACCTATCCAGTTTATATACAATTCACTCTCACCTGATACTTGTGATGGAGAACTTGTATGTGTTCGTACTGATACTCTTGAACTAGCAGGAATGGCTATTTCATGCTTGGTGTTTGGAAAGCCACCTGGAAATATGAGCATTTTCGATACTTCAGAAGCTGCTGCACCAATTCCTATTTCTAAAAGAGCACCTGTGTTTGTAAATATATGAGCTGATTTAATAACTGAACCTGTAGAAGCTATAAGTTGAGTCCATGCCCCACTCGTTACTGCTGCAATGTCATGGTATCCAAATTCTTTTACATCATCAGCAGCAATACCCATGTCTGCTTGGTCTGATGCCATTGTTACTGACAATGAGTTAGCTGATGTTTTGTTACCAAGAGAAGCAGGTAGTTTAGCACTCATGTTTGAAATAATTGTTTCTTGTTCACTTGATAGAACAACAGCGAAAGAAGCAGCACTAGATTTCTGTGCTAGTGAAGCTGGAAGTAGAGCTAAGTTCTCAGTTGATAAAGTAACTGATAAAGAAGCTGCCTCTGCTTTCACTCCAACACTCGTTGGAAGTCTATCTTGGATTGCTGTAAATATTATTAAGTCTTCTGTTGAATAAGTTATTGATAAAGAAGTTGCTCTAGACTTAGTACCAAGAGAAGCAGGAAGTTTCCCACTCATGCCTGAAACAATTGCTTCTTGCTCTGTTGAAAGAACTACTGCAAAAGAAGCAGCACTAGATTTCTGTGCTACTGATGCAGGAAATAAAGCTGCGTCTTCAGAAGAGAGAGTTACAGGTAAAGAACTTGCTCTTGCCAATTGCCCTTTTGCTTCTACTGAACCACTACCACCTGAAATTCTAAGAGAAATACCTAAGTTATTCTCTGTACTCCCACTGGTATCTAAATCAAATGAAGTACTGTCAGATATCGTGGCATACATTCTACCATTTACATCTGCCTGAACATTCGTGACATCTCCATCACCGTATGTAGGAAGAGCGGCATCATATCTTGCTCCTATCTTTATAGGATTTGCTGTATCAGCAGCATTGGCAGCGTCTGGTCCATTCACTGATACCATAGCTTCATTCGAAGCATTGATAGCCAGTGTTTCTGTTCCATCACCAATCTGTACTGAGTCAGGATTAGCTCCTGCATGTGTTAATTGTACGTTTAAGTTGTTTGCCGTTACCGTTACGTCGCCAAGGAAATCAACGAACTTCACTGGTAGCGGTCTGTTATTTGCAGGAGTTGCTGTATCTTCAGTTACATCTGTAGAAACTCCATCTAATAAGAAGTTGTATGGTCCGTTATCAAGTACTATAGCTCCGTCAGAGCTGTACGTTGGAGTTACTGATCTCATGATATTGAAAGTATCTCCTGCTGCCAAAGAAGCAGAAAGGACACCATCTAAGAGAACAGTGTCAACATCTATGACACTGTCAACACCTACTTCTGTTTCTGGAATATTATTCGCAGAAGTTAAGATCCGTATTAGATCTCCTGGCAATATATCGTGAGATGTAAGTTTTAGGATACTTTCAGTTGAGGTTGCCTCTACTATTCTAGCAGCAGCACCAATCAGAGAAACTCCTTTTGATACTGTATCCATACCTGTCTTAACACCGATTTTTGAAACGGTAACGTGTTCCATCTCTACTTTTAAATCATCTACATTTGTTTGATTCTGATGACTTCCTCTATAGGAATATCCTTTAATCGACATAATAACCTCCGCTCCTTAAGGGCATCTACGTGCTCTTTTATTGTATCATTAATCCATGAAAAGGGAATGCTTGGGATCCATCCAAGGAACCAACCACTCCTCACCTTTCTTACTCATTCGTTTATTAACTCTACTAGAAAGTCCTTCCCTTGCAAATTCGTTCATCCCATTTAAAAGGAGCTTTTTTACCAGGATATCGCCAAGAGGATTAAATTTTGGAAAGTTCTCAGTGAAGAGTTTAGTCAGAGCTTTTGGGTCGCCTAAACCGTCTTTGTCATATAGAGCTTGAGATATCGTATCTATTTGCCCAAAAGTAGGGCCCATGGCATCTCTTAAAGCACTTCTATATCTAGGCTCGTAATCTCCAGAAAGAGCATCTATTACATAATCCATACCATAAGGTATGAACATTCTTCCAAATGATTTCTTCCAATATTCAGCATCATGATTTGTATCTTTTCCTTTAAGCGCATTCCTAATATCCTGTCCTACTCCTGCACTTAGGGTTCCTACTGCAAAAAGTATCCCTAATTTATCAAGGTTAGCTCCCTTGAACTCACCTTTTAAAACTCCATGATTTAACCACTCACCATAACTTTGGAATTTCATATCAGGGTTACTTAAAGCTGTATTTTTTACAAACCTATGCATTTCAAAACTAAAAGATTTGAATTGAAGAGCAGCTCTTAGAGCTTGTCCTCCTGGATCATCAGGAGAAGAGTCTCCATACATAAGTCCCCTTGTTGCCAAGGAAACTTGAGGGGATGCTTTATTCTTTCCTTCACTTACAAGAAGGTTCATTACTTTATTTTGCAATTTGAAATTCTCATCTAGCTGATGGGGGTCTAGTAATTTTAGCCCATCATCATCGAGAATACCTTTCTCTCTGATTATATCCCAATCTTCTTTGGAGATATCAAACTGATCAAGAGTAGCTTGGAACCTTTTATTCAAATTACCAAACTCCAAAGAGGAATTCCTCCCTATGTACTCAGATAAAGCTAACATACCAGTACCTGAATTTATCTTGGTAGTAGCATTTAAAAGAGATGTGGACATACCTAAATCAGAGAACTTCTTTAGTGTTCCACCTATGTCAGAGAAGTCAGTGTACTTGGAGAAATTCTGGTCCATATAATAACCAAGCATTTTGTAATAATCTTTTCTATTTTTTCCTGCAAATAACTTCCCGTAATTTTTAAACATAGTCATAGACGTGTTTAAAAAATTTTCCCCTGTAGTATTCATATGACTAACGATAGCAGCGGGTAAATCTGTCAAAGTTGAAGTTACGGCAAAAGGAAGTTTCGCTAGGTTTTGAATAACTCGACTGGCTTTAAGAACTTCTCTAACAACACTTTTTTCTGGTACGGCCTTATCATAACCAAATATACCAGCTCTAATACCATTTCTCTGTTTTATATTTAAATACGAATTAAATTCCTTTAAACCTTCCATGTCGCCTTTTTCAATCAACATGTTTTGGAATTCTTTGATTTTGTTATCGTAGAACTTTACACCAGTAGAACCAAAAAGTTCTTTAGCTACTTCCGCCTTAGAAGCTGAATGCGCCATAGCACTCATTATCTCCATTATTCCGCCCTTACCATATTTTTCATTATAGGCAGCGAACGCTCTACCATCTTTGAAGTGAAGGGATCTTTTACCTTTTATCCCACCAGTACCCAAATTATATTGGTGGTTAATCATCTCATTATAAATCTCTTTAATTCTTTTGTTGATATCTAGTCTATCTGTCATGTCTCCAAAAGTTTCTTCCATGTTTAGATATATAGCTAAGTCATCTGTCCACTCTTTAAGACCAACCTTTTGGATTTTTACAGCATCGTGAGTTTGTCTGATTATGTAATCACCTCTATTCTTTACATCGATCCCAGCTTTTCTCAATCTTTCTATAATATAGGCGTTATATTTTTGTACATTATGAGCTGCTCTATCCAAGAAAGGAAGAAATTCTCCTTCTTTGGCAACAGGGTAACTCTCTCCATTGTTGCTTCTAAAGATTCTATCAAATATATCTGATTCATTTTTTCTATCTTTGACGTAGTTGAAGAATTCTTTATGGTTGATATGATCAAACAACTCATCTTTCATTCTATGGATCTTACTCATAGTTACATCCATTCTTCCTTCAAAAGATTTTCCACCACGTTTTAATAATGTGGTTGCCCCAGAAGAAAGACTTTCAAACCAAGTTTGAGGTCTTTTTTGGATAGCGTCTTGTGAAGAGAACATTCTATCTTCTATTTTATGTAGTTTATCTTGGAGAGCAACCTTCTTTAAATGTGCTGTTTGTTCTGCTGTTCTTTTCTTTGCTTCTTTATAAGATTTAGAAAGGTTCCTAGACGATATAGATTTCTCAGCCATATCCATAAACTCTTCTAGCTCATCGTCAGAAAAGTTCTTGAACTTTTCATGATCTCTTAAATTCTTTAAACAATCTACTCTATTTATGGCCATAAGTTATCCAAGGAGACAGCGTACTGCTGCCACTGTTACTTCTAAGTTACTTTTCTCTAACTCTACATACTTAGTATCAAGTTCATCTAACTCACTTTTAAACTCTACATCCTCTTTCATTTGAGGATGACTCTCAACAAATTCAGTCTTAAGTACTTCTATGTCTTCTTTTATATTATCAACAATTTCACTATCTACTTTATCCAAAGAAATGTTTTTAGCTTCTTGCTTTATCTCTGGGTGTGCATAGATTTGATTTTTAGGATCATTGAACTCTTCTCTTATTTGTTCATTCGTTATTGGCTTGGCAGTAGGACCATCTTCAATAAAACCTTTACCATCTACGTCTTTTGCCTTACCTGTAATAATCTTTTTTTCAGTATCACTTAGATCTATCTTCTGTCCAGCATTTGCTTTGGTCTCTACTGTAGTAAGAGTCTTTTCAATTTCATCTGGAGTAGGTGCTTTCACACCTAGCAATTTACCAAAACCTCGTAATGCCAAAGGAAGGCCGATGCTGGATGCTGTTATACTTATCAGTCTGTTTGTAGCATCTATATCTTCTCTTTCACTCTTTGCCTGAGGGATGACGAAGGCTGCTTCTAAAGCTACATTCTCTACTGCACCTAAGCCAATTTCTTTAGCAATCTTAGCTTTAGTCCCTGCCTCTAGTGCTACTTTTGCAGCAGTACCAAATATACCTTTTACTAATGCTTTGTTTGCTAGATTAACTGCTGCTGCACCAGTGAGTAATCCTATTGGATCCGCCATCATTGTTAAACCAGAAACACCAAACCCAACTACTTTTCTGAGTGTGGTATCACCACCATATTTGATTATACTTCTTAGTTCTTCACGTCTTTTTCTTTCTTCCTCTTGGAGGTTGACCACTTCCAAAGAAGTAGGTTCGTTTACTTCTACACCTGTTTGCTTCTTTATATCTATTGGATCTAACTTAGGATTTGTTGCATTAACAAAAGCATTCCTACCCATACGATAAGCACTATGAGTAATATCTCCTCTAGCAGCAAGCTCTACTTCAGCTCCTAAGTACTCAGTCCAGTCAACACCTGGATCAACAACAGAATTAGGGTTGTAGTCAGTCTGGCTTGTATTGAATGGTAGCTTATTAAAAGTGCCCATTATCTTACCTTTGGATTACCTTTAAGTCGTTTGATATCATCAGGATGAAATACAGAGAAGAACTCATCGTTAGCTTTTATTCTCTGATCAATTACTGATTTAAGTTGTTGGTTGCTGCCAGAGGTAATGTCTTGTAAGCCCATTCTTATGTACTGAATGTTCTTACCTTCGCCTCTGTATAGTGGCTGAGCTGTACCATTAACTGATTCTACATGTAATATTAGACTGTCTTGATCTCGACTAAGTTTCCAAGAGAACTTTCCGATATTTCTCTCTAGGAATTCTTCTGGAGTTCTTTTAATTACTCCACCACCTACTCCTGCCATTCTTACAGTTGTATCATCTATTTTTAAATCTCTAACAGATCCCTGTATATTTCTACTACTAGGATAAGCTTCCATAGCAGCTTCAACTCTTTCAACATTATCATCTTCAATAAGATTTCCGCCAAGAAGGATTCTAGATTTCCCTTGCTTCGCTACTTTATAACTTGTTTCAATGCCTTCTTCGTACGCAATATCAATAGCTTTTTTTGAATCCATTCCTGGATTATCTATCATAAGCTTTTGTGCTCTAGCTTTTATGTATGATTCCATGTGCACAGTGAAGTCTTCTGTACCACCAGAAGCGATAGCGAAATCAGATAGCTTTTCTTTTATCTCTTTCTTAAGCTCTGATCTCTCACTTGAACTTGGTTTGAATGCTTGATCATAGTTTTTATCAATGTCTTTATAATTTTCGTTTAGAGCAAATACTTTCTCATTGTCATTATTTATTCTTGAGGCAAATACAAACCTATTGAGTTCCTTATTTCCATCAAGAGTTGCTAATTGCTGAAGACCTTTTAAACCATTGGCCTCACCATATGTATTTGTGTACTGCTTAAGAGCTTGAAGCCTATCACCAGAGTGGATCAAACCATTTGCTTCAACTTTACCCATGTCTTTTGAGAACATAGCTGGTTCAATAACTCCGATATTGTTTTGATAAACTAGGAATTCATTAGTACCTTCTTGAAGATCCGGTCTAAATTGTTTGGCCAAACCTCCTGGGTCTTTTATACTTTTCTTCTGCATGTCTTTAAGAATTGTTAGTCTCGAAGCTACTGCTGCTTGATCTTTATTAGCTTCAGCAATTTCTTTTGTGTGTACTGATTTTCTTGGATCCACACCGTATAAACTATTTATTCCACCATGTTCAACTACATATTCTAAACCTTCATTGAATTGAAGATTTCCTTCTGCGATATCTACTAAGTTTTGATATTGTCTTGTCTTAAGATCTTGAGGTAATTGATTGAGCTTTGTCCTAACACTTTTTATAGCTTGTCTTGCAACAATAGGATTTCCTGCACCTTTGACAAAAGAGTCTAGGTTTTTAGATTCTTCATATGTAAGTTTTTTCGCATCATCAACCTTAGACTTTATTCTAGTTCTGAATTTATCTTTGTATTGCTGAAGCTCTGTAGGCTCAAGCTGCTCAAGTAATTCTGGGTGAGTTTTCTTATTTAGTAAATTATAGCCCTCGTAGATCTTACCTTTATCAAGGAGACCTCTTAGTAGAGCTATAGTCTTATTCTTCATGTCTTTCTTAATGGTTTTCTTCTGTGCTGCTGAGTACATCTCGTCAGCTTCTTCTATATATACTTTTTCATCTTGAAGATCTTCTAATGCACTATCAGCATCTGGGTTATTGAAGATGTCTTGCTCGTTATCTACCCTACGTGCATTATCATTTGCCAGGGTAAGTTCCGTATTCTTTGTGTTCTCATGTGCTGATGCCAGTCTCAGTGATTCAGCTTTCATCTCAGTGAAAGTGTCCTGCATATTATCTCTAGCATCTTGAGTTGGGGCACCATCGAGATAAGATGATTCGTTCTCTTTGTAATAACTCTGAAGGTCTTCTTTGAAACCTGTGTAATCACCTTTTTCTTCAGCCCGTTCTGTAGCTTCACGTACTCGTTCTGTATACCCTGCTTTCACCTGAGCTTTAGTATCTACTCTATAATGTTTTTCCTTGGCAAGAGTACGAGCTCTTACTAGCTGAGCACCAAAACCTGCAAGGGTAGCTCCGATCTCACCGACTGCACGAGTGCCTGATTGATCAGGCTTAGTCTCTCTACCTCTTTGAACTTGAGGGTTTATAGATTGTCTCTTTTGAAATTTAGGTATCTTTGCCATTAATAATTACCTTGTTTTAGAAGCACTTGCTGCTTGTCCTGCACCAGAGAGAAAACTACTTGCGACTTCCATTCTTCCGCCACGTTTTCTGTCTAGACCAAACTTCTCTTTACTCGCAGCAGACTGTTGAGAAATACCATAACCATATTGTGCTTCTCTTCTTAAATAATTTATTTCTTTATTGATTGCTCTGTTTGCTTCTTCCATTGCCAAGAGAGGTGAGCCCGTTCCGACATCTATCCCGCCTGCGGCGAACGCTGCCATTTGTTTTCCAACTAAACCCATTCCTTCTAATTGGAGTTCTTCTCTATTTATTTCAAATCTTCTCATAGCTTCATCAGCTTGGAGTCTATCAAGTTTAGCTTCTCTAAATGCATGTTCTTTATCTGCCTTAGCAGCATCATGTCTACTCTTCATCTGCATAGCGGTTCCCGCTACCATCAATCCAGCTCCTACTGCCATTTCTTCACCTTTGCGTACAAGTAGCAATCCTGCATGGATTGGTCATAACACCTCATAATACCCTCTTGTTGGAAGCCGAGCTTTTCTGCCCATTTCATATTATGTGTCTCCCCTACTGTAACCGCTATTTCTACTCTGTGAAGACCTTGTATTCCAAAGAGAAAGCCTTCTATTAGTCTATACACGATCTTGAAAAAATCTACTTTATGCTCTTGGACTAATTCACTTCTGACAGTCCACACTTCAGCTACTCCTGGTCTATGATAATAATTCGCACCTAGTATGCAGATTATCCTAAAATCTTCCCTCACCAAAGAAATTAAATCTACAGTAGGGTCTTTGAAGTTAATTTCCATATCCCTTTTAAAGTTAATAAAACTCTCTGGGTTAATGGGATCAAACCAATTGAGATCATCCATCTCAAATGCTCTGGTCTTAATCATAAGTTGTACCCTTTATCCCTAACGCTAATACTGTTAGAGGGTACGGTTCGTTTTGTGTAATATATATCTGTCCGTCTTCATCTGAGTTCCCAATAAACTGATTCTTCTTGTCACCAGTGAAAAGAGTTGTGAACGTCACATCCTTAACAGTGCCAGCCGATCGTCCTATCTGAAGGTTTTGTGATTTATACAATCTAAAATTCACTTCATGTATTCTCTTGGTTAATCCAAGAGCAGGACCGAAATCTCCACCAGCTTCTACCTGGAGAGTTTTTACAATAGGTCTATAAGATAGGCCGGCAACAACAACCGAGGCTGCTGTATCAAGAGTTATCTGTCCTGATCCATCAACAACTTTCGTCCCTACGTAAACACCATCAGCTAAAATCTCTACAGTCTCACCTTCTAAATGGGTCCAACCTGTATGGACAGTAGTATCAGATCCATTATCATTTCTTACAGCACTGTCCATCATCCAAGGGTAATCATCGTCGTCCGTTGATGTATTTGTTAATGTTGGATGGTCATATAAAGCACCAATCTTTTCTATATAAGTTTCACTTGAGCTAATAGCATTAACGTCACGAGTAATAGATATCCATAAGTCATCATAAGTTCCCATTGAATTAGGTATGACTGCTATACCTTTTATAGAAGGGGTTACTCCACCAATAGAATGAACGTGCCAGCCCATTGTTTCAGTCGTGTCTTCTATGGTAACGCCAATTAATTGATTGTTTGAAGTTAGTGCCCATAGTGTATTTGTAGAGTTCTGGTGTACAATTTGTATAATTTCAGTATCATTTCTATTAGCAGTCAAACTTGCATTATGATAAATAACTTGATCATTTAATAGATTTATATTTCTTGAAGTGTATGAACCATTCTTTTCATTATATTTGAATTCACGTAGATTTCTCCCATCTCTTGAAACAAAATAAGTAGCACTATTTGCAACAGCAGGTCTTATAGGAGAACTCCCAACTGTAGTTTGAGGTCTTATATTAACGTTATCTTTAGAAAAAATTACATCTTGCCCACCAGTGGCAATATACTCTGTTCCTAAAGTCCCCATGTTCAAAACATCTGAAGATGATAACCATGAAATATTATTTATTTCTGTAGCAGCAGGTACAAATGCGAATGGATCAGTAGGAGTTGGATCTCCAAAATAATTTAATGTGGATACATCCGTAGCCGACCCTTCATCTTGAGAAAGTCTTTCTCCCATCATATGAAATAAGTTACCAGTAAGAGACCCCCATAACTTATCTGGTTGTCTCTTTGTACCACCCCAGATAATTCTCTGTTCATGGAGAGCTACAGTACTAGGTTGTCCTTCATATAAATTCCATGCACCAATCTGCCAATTATCACTTCTAGTTGTTGCTGCAAAATCTATGACTACAGTTGCTTCAGCCTTACTTGCTGAAATTATAGTAGTTATAACTGCAACACCTGTTGTAGGTCCTGCTGAATGATATATCTTTATAACAGTATCTATATGACCAGCATCAAAAAAGTTCGCTGCTGAACCACCTGAGTCTTCAACCCAAATATTTATTGCACCTGTAGTAGCATCAGGCCTAAACATTATTTCAGGATCTATATTTGCATCTAGATAGGGCACTCTTGTTGTGTAGTATTTCCAATCTATTATTTTAAATTTTTGAAATGTTGTTCCTGGAAATCTATACCCATCTACACCGAAATTATCTTCTGATTCTCTAAAGATATAAATTGGTTGTTGTATTCCTGAATTATGTGCCAAGAATAAAATGTCACCACTTTGTGCCCAATGGAATCCGTACTTATCTAGACCAGAGAAATCCCAATCTACAGCAACAGTTACAGTCGCAGCTGTACCATCATTTTTAGTTATCTTAATAGAATTAGCTCTAGGTGATATGCTCGGATCAAGTTCGATTATATAAGCTTCAGTCTTAGAATAAATAAAAGGAATTATAATAGCATCATCAGAAACTTTTCCAGTCCATTGATACCTACTACCCATTCTCTTTTGGAAACCACCACCCACCAAGGGAAAGGCGTTTTCCATTTCTTCTACTGAATCTTTATAGACATCGTAGTTGACGAGGCCTTTGTTCTTCGCTCCTAAAATTCCTTTCTTGAAGCTGTTTAGAAGGTAAGTAAATTTACTCATACAACTACTTTACCTTTGAATGTTCTACCTGCTCTACGAGAAGAAAGCCATTCGTCAGTTCTAAGTTTTTGAGGTATTCCGACAGCAGCGTCCCAACTACGAACATTCCGAAGAACTTGTTGGTATTTAGGCTCTAGTCTATCGAGTATGCCTTTGTCTTGTAGCAAGTTCCATGCCATATCTAATGCAAGGTCATAAGCTAAAAGTTCATCGAATAAAGCTGTGAATTTTGTTGTGTCTGTTATCTGCGCCACGTACTTGCAATAAGCAGTAGTTGAATCAGTCACGATAAGATCTTCTTCCCTCTGCCAATCATCTAAACCATCTCCATCATCATCAGTCACTTCTAGAACTCTAAGAGCATCTGAAGGAATGTCGAAGGACTCAGCCAATTCGTAAACAGGAGTAAAAGCATTTGCTACCAAGAGTGCTCGCTTAATAGCAAAGTTCCATTGGTAAGATGCCAAGAGAAAATCTCGTCGTATAGGATATCTTCGGTTACAAAGTTCTGCCTCTTTAGTGTTATCTGCGAGAGTCGTTATTACGGACACCCCCAATTTATCTAAAGCTGCATTACAAATAGCGACATCAGTAGCTGCCATAATATCCCCAAAGTAAAAGAGGGGACCGAAGTCCCCCTATGTATTAATCAATTACGTATTCAACCATGAACTCAACTAATACAGCAGCATTAGTTGATGTCTCTGTGATTGTAGCAGAAAGCTGAACTGGTTGAGCATATCTAGTAAAGATACCAGCAGTCCCAACAATGTCTACTGCTTGAGCAGCAGCCGCACCGAAGTCAACTTCAGTTATGAAAGCATCTGCATCAGCAACAATACTTTCATCATCAGAAATTAAATGTCCTACAGTTAATTTACCGTCAGTCCCACCATCACTTACCTTACACTTTGCACTAAGTACAAAAGCATTTTCAGGAAGCATAGGACCTAGAATTACATCACCACTAGTTAAAACAGCAGCAGCTTGGTAACTTTCAAATATTACTTTTACTCTACCGTTGTATTCACCTGAATCAGATTTTACAACAGGTACAGCAATACTCTTTGCATAGTTTATTCCACTTAAGTTAGCCATTATTCATTCCCCTTATACTTCAGCACATACAACTTCAACTACCTGGACTTCTTCAAGTCTAGTGGCATTTGAAGACTGAGCTACATAAATTTGTGTTGAGAATCTTTTGTCAGATCTTTCTTCGATTCTAGCAGTAATATCTTGACCAGAAGCAAATACAATACCTTCTTGACACCAAGCTATACAGCGTCTTGAAGCAGCAGCAGTAATTGTTCCAGTACCTGCACCAGTAACGCCAGTACTTACATTGTAAGTTATGTTAGCAGCAGCTCTTGGAAGTCTCTCAGTTCTGATGAACTCAAAGCCCATAAATTCTTTGATATCACCTTTAACTAAAGCTCTAATTGAATTGAAGTCTGAAGAACTAACTTCAGTTTCAGCCAAAAGAGATTGCTTTTGTTTTGATCCATAAGCTAAGTACTTTTTAGCATCTTCATCAATATCATTGCTATCAAATTTTGCACCTAAAGCACGAAGTGTTCTAACATTTAAGTTAACACCTGTAATAGTTGAACCATCATGAGCAGCAATAACCTGAGTTGAAGGAAGAGCAACAACAGTAGTCCCAGCTTTACCAGAGTAAGCATTTCCTAAAGCAGCAGCGATAATTTTATCATCATTTTTTCTACCTAATGCCCAAACAGCAGCTCTAACATAAGAATCGTCAGGATTGATTAGTAATCTTACTCTATCCATTTTGTCGATTAAATCGCCATAATCATTATCAGTAAGACTTAACGCTCTTCTTGTGTGAGGAGTGTTATTGATAGGTGTATCACCATGACGATCAGTGATGTCATTAGCTTCTACAACTCCTACTCTTTCGTAAAAATCAACTTCAGATGACTGAGTTTCATTACGTACGGCCATTCTTAATCTTGAACCTTTTTGTTGCGCAAGCATCATAATGTTGTTTCTGAATGTGTTTACAAATGCTGTACTCACAGAATTAGACATATAAACCTCTCGTTAGTTTAAGTTAAATAAAATTTAAGTTTTTTTCTCGGAAGAGTTGTCCTCTAAAGGATTCGTACCTAATATTCATTTAAACAGGATCTACAAGAGGTTTTCCCATGAACATATGTAATTATTGTAAGTTAGAATGTTGATTCGTGTCAACCCTTACCGATCAACATTCCCTGTAATTTCAACATTCTCTCTTGGTATTGACGCTGTTGAGGATGCCCTTTTACCATATAAGGACTTCCAGGATTATACATAGAAGTTATTTCAGTATTAATCTCGTCTGAACCCATACCAGAAACAGTAGTGCCCTCAGTAAAAGTATCTTCACCAAGAGCGGAACCAATCTTACTGAAAAGTTTAGTGATGAATGGATCATCTCCATAACCTTTCTCAAAGAACTCTTTCCTACCGTCTTCATCAAGAAATTCCCCAAGACCAGTCTCTGCTGATTTTAGATTCTTGTCGTAATCATAACCCCATTCTTTCTTAAGATTAGATGTGTTCTCATCCAACTTCGCTTTATACTCATCATTCTGAGAAGCCATCTGAGTTCCCATTGTCGTATTGTAGAAGTCAATTAAACCCTGAGCTTGCTTTGGCAATAATCCAAGAGAATGAGCTTGAGTCTTGAAGTTTCCGAAGAAATCTTCATTAGCAGTAAGTCCTTCTGGAGTGTTATTATCTATTTTGTATTCTTCCAAAGAAGGTCTACCCGATTTATCATAGAAATTACCCCAATCATCATCAGTCCAATTCTTATTAGGAGTCGCCATCTTATCCCCACCAACCAACTTTGATTGATGATGAAATGCCTTCATTAATTCTGATTGATTGATCGTACCGTCTTTTATGAAATTCTTGAACACCCCGTCAGAACTACGGAACTCTTCCCCTAAACCTTCAGGCCAATCCACCGACGGTGCTTGGTTATCACCACCACTATCTCCTGCTGGAGCTCCTCCTGCAAGATCGCCAGCACCGGTATTATCTCCTCCGCCCTGGTCCCCATCACCAGATCCACCGGATCCAGGTTCTGCACTTGCTCCCATGAATGCTCCTGTTTCTCCATACATTAAGAATATCAGTTTTAAGAATTTAAGCATTATCTTTCTCCTTGTTTGCGAGGTTTTTCATTATTTCTGCTGGATCCATCTTTAACACACTCAATATATACAGTATTACTTCTCTTCTACCTTCATTTACAAAAGTCTCTTTGTCAGTCTTTCTCAATGTTGGTGCAAGGAAATAACAACGATTCATGAGATCGTAGAGAATACTCTTACCCTCTTCAGATTCAAATACTTGATGATAATCTCTTACGAGATTTATCTTCTTCTGCAATACTTCCATACTTATCCTTGGTTAGCTTGTTGCATAGCTGGTGCAACCTTCTGCACTTTTTCAGCGTCTGCTAATTCTTGTTCATTTTGTACTTGTTGCTGTGCTTGCTCTGCCTTCATCTCTCTCATCTCATTCAATTCTTTAGAGTTCCTGAAAATCTTCTGAGCAATACCTGTTACTTCAGCAGCATATCGTGCGTACTTATCAGGATCAACAATATCCATAACTGTTGGATCCATTTCAGCAATAGGAGCTACAAGATTTAAAAAGTCATTTATAGTCTGAGCCTCACCAAGCCTCTGAGCTTTAGCCACTTCAGATACAAACCTTATTCTTGGCGCTCTACCTTCTAATTGAGAAGGCATGTCAGGAGGTACAATGCCCTTCTTAAACATTATTGAAAGAACCCGAGATAACATAACAGATAGATACTCTGGAGATAATCTACCAAGCATAGGAGATAACAATCTCAAGTCTTGCTTAGATCTCTCATTAACTTCTGTTGCTGTCATTTGAGGACCATCTTTTAATTGAAGTTGATCTATGAAAAATGCAGCTTTGATTCTTGTTCGAACATCATCAATCATGTCCTTGCCAATCTGAGGCTGTACACCCATAAGGATTGGTTCGAACCTATCAGGAGTACCTGATCTAAAATAATTCATTCCGCCAGGAGTAAGATCGATGGGCGCAATTACACCTTCGTCTGGTCCTTGCATTGGGGGATTGGTAGCCTTCTGAGCTGCCGTAATAGTATCCCTCATCATTTCATTAACCATTTTTATATCTGGCAACGCAACCATGCCAGGAGAACGTCCGTAGACTTCACCTGAGTTTTTCATCCATCTTGGTACTGCCCAAGGGAACTCATCAAACCCACTCTCTCTAAGAGTCATACCCACAGCATCATAAACATGTACCGATCTAAAAGGTTTATTTGATTTGTCTTTCTTACCATATATTCTAGCTTCGTTAGGAAGAACAGCTATAGTGACCTCTATACTCTTGTGAGGCTCTACTTCTAATTTTATAGCTTCATCACCAAAAGCTTCTTTACCATATTTCTGAAAAGCTTGCCGAACAGTCATCTTTATAGTGTGAAGAACTGTATCAATAATCCCTTTGTGATTTTCTCGTATATATAATTGATAGATAGGGAATGATTTGAATCTAATAACATCTTCATCATCTTCTTCTATTCGTATAGCACCAGTACCAAAAGATCCTAAGTCTAACATGACCTCATGGTTTTCAGGCTGCCAATTAGACTGATTAAGAACTGACATAGTTTGAATAACTAAAGCTTGTAACCATGTCTTTACTTCTGGTATTGAGTTTATTTTTTCATCAGGATCTTCTAACTCAAACCACTCAGACATAGGGTTAGTCATCATTGTAACTAAAGCTGATCCAAGTAAAATGTTAAAGTGTACAGCAGAACCATCTACTAAAAAATCATGCTTCTTTTCACCCTTAGCACGATACAAAGAATCAAATACTTCATCTTTTCTAGGACATACAAAATCAGCTATGTCCTTCCACGACTCATCCCAATTAACTCTCTGACTCTTTAGGATTTTCTTTAGAGCAAGTATCTCTTTAGCTGTTGCATCTTCCATTTATCGACCTGCTATCATGAATTGAGATCGACCTGGTTGCCGTCTTCTTTGTTGAATACTTGATTTTCTTGTTACTGCGAAATTAACTATTCTTGCTAATTGGTCTTGAGTCACACTTGAAAATGATGAAGATGATGGACCAAATTCTCGAGTTTTTCCCCTTCCAAAGTGTGATGAAGATCTAGTCTTCTCTCTAATTTGCATTGTAGGAGTATCTCCTACAACACTATCACCTGATGCTAAACTATCTGCTTGTGCTGTATATTTATCTATATCTGTTTTCATGAAACCACTTTGTGTTGTTGTTCTACTACCTGATGATCTGCTCATAATTAACCCCCAAAAACATTATAATTCATTTTAGCCTTTCGATCTCTTCCTGATCCATATCAAGGCGCATCTCTGCAAGCTCATCAGGGTCAATTATACCTGTCTGGGAAGCTTTGAACATTGTTGAATACCAATGCCCTTTTGCTAAGGCATCTCTGTATATTTTATAAAAGTGATTCTGACCTTTTGGCGTACCAATAAATATAGCCCAACCCTTTCTATCAGAAAGAGCAGGTCTACAAACTTCACCCCAAATAATTGGGTCACATTG